ATACTCCATAGGTTCTAGAACTGTTGATTTTTATCTCCCTGAGATGAGAAGTGTGCTAGAAGCTGATGGGGTTTATGGTCATCTCAGAAAGGCTGATAGGAAAAGAGATTCCGAATTAATGGATTTGGGTGTAAAAGATATTTTCCATGTAAAGGATACTACTAAGCCCAAGATATTTGATACATTGGTAGGTTTATTTTGTCAGGAATAAAATCTATACTACGTCAGAGAGAGCATAGAGAACCGTTAACTACAAACAATGAGGCGTGGTTGGTGAAGGAGATTGATAGACATTTAATTTCTACTTCTGACCAACGCCCCCCCTCTAAGGATATTTTTTACCCTTCTTTTTTAGGGTCTACGTGTGATAGATTATTGTATCTTCATTATAATGGTTTGTTACCTAATCAAAAATTTGATTCTAAGACACTAAGAATATTTGCTCATGGACATGCCACTGAAACTAGATACAAAGAGATTTTTACTAAGATGAGGATTTTATCTGGTGTGGAAGTCCAGGCTCGTTATGACAATCCTTGTATTCATGGACGGGCTGATTTCATCCTGAATTTTCCTGAGTTTGGTAGAACTATAATTGAGTTGAAAACGATTAATGACAGGGGGTTTTCAAGTCTAAGTGTCCCCAAGCCAGACCACGCTGTTCAGTTACAAATCTATTTGAATATATTGAATATAGATAATGGGTTTGTCCTTTATGAATGCAAGAATGACCAACATCTGAATGGGAGTTGATTATAGAACGATGCATTAAAATACAGGGTATGCTAGAGGTTCCAAAGTTATCCACCGTCACACACGAGAAATGGTGTAATTGTTTAGCTGTAAAAGAAGAGTGATGCAATGCTTGAGACACAACAAAATGATAATCATTTAGGGGCTGTATTGCGAAGAGTCGATGAGTATTTTGATAGGCTAGACCTTCCTAAATTAGAGGCTGATGTAGAGGCTCCTAAAGTTATCTCTATATCGGATTTAGAGGATTGTACTAATAAAGACCTAGAGAACTATCTATTATTGTTTGGCGGGTTTCGTTCTTATTTGGATGCGAAGCTGGCTTCTGTTGAATCTAGAAAGACTATATTGGAAGCTACTTTTGAAGAGGGCTTGAATAGGATGTTGTACCTTTTAGAAGAGAAATATGGGGAAGAGGGCCGTAGAAGACCCAACAAGGAATCTTTGCGTGGAGAAGCTATCGCTACAAACCCTAGCTTAAAGAGGACTAGACAGGAATCGATTGAGGAAGAAGGCATGTATATCCGTTTAGCTGGGATACGTAATGCGTACAAATCTATGTATGATGCAGTCAGTCGAGTTGTAGCCTTACGTGTCAGTAGTGGGGAACAGGTGTAGATGGGTTTTTATATAGGTATTGATTGTAGTTCTCGCTCCATTCATTTTGTTGTTTTGGATGTAGATGAAAAAATTATTCTGATGGATAAATGTGTGGATTCATCGAAAGATATTGAAGCACGTTTTAATAACGTATGTACTCAATTCAGTGACTACATAACTAAGCAATCAGATTTATTTTTAGATAGTATGGCTACTATTGAGAATCCAGTTATGATTCAAAATGTTAAGGCTACTATAATGATTACAAATGTTATTGCTGGTGTGAAACGAGAACTTTTTAGGAATGATATTTCCTATTGGGCTATCGATAATAAGTCATGGAAAAAAGATGTTCTTGGAAATGGTGCTGCTTCTAAAGAGGAAATTTTGAAATTTGCCGAAATGAAATGGGGAAAGGTTTTTACTGAGCAAGATTATGCTGATGCCGCATGTATTGCTCTTTGGGGGCTTGTAAAATTTGGGCGAACTAGGGTATAATTTTAAGACTCGCTTTTGATATATGGAGTACTAGCAGAGATATGGATTCATCTCAAATATAACTAAGGAGATAGATTATGTTAGGGAATGAAGATTTACATGCGAAAATTCTGTATCCTGTAACAAGGGTTAGGGCCGGGAGTGCGGGTGGTTCTGGGGTAATTGTGTACTCTGAGCCAGACCCTAAAAATTCAGATGAATATATAAATATTGTGTTGACTTGTCAGCATGTCGTTGATGGGTCTATCAAAATGCGAGATGAGTTCGATAGTGTTTTAAAGCGCAATAGAAAAACTGATTATTTTGAAGAAGTTGTTGTTGAGATTTTCCAATATTTGGGTAGCAGACTTATTTCAAGTAATGCCACTACTGGTGATATCATTGCCTATGATAAGCATCATGATATCGCAGCTATTAGGTTGCATAATCCTAATAAGATGCCACACGTTGCTTCCATCATTCCTGAAGAGGAAATCAAAGATGTTCGTTTTTTTGATAATGTAGTAACGTGCGGTTGTAGTTTGTTACATGACCCCTTTGGAAATATTGGAACAATAACCGCTTTGAGGGAGGTCATTGAACAGAAAAACTATATTATGGCTAATGCCCCCGCTATATTTGGAAATTCTGGTGGGGGGTTGTTCCACGGTGATTCGGGTCATTTGTTAGGGCTGACATCTAGAGTGACTGTTACTCAATTGGGGTTTGGATTGGATGTGCAAGCATGGATGAATTTTAGTACTCATCCAGAGCGTTTGTATGAGTTCTTTAATGACCAAGAACTCAGGTTCTTAATAGACCCCACAGATGACTTTCACAAAGCAATGTCTCGTAGGATGGAACGTCGAAAGGATGCTATACGAGATTTGTTCGTAACTGACGAAAAGGAAGAGGAATCGGTGGTTGATGGCTAAGAAAAAAGTAGAGTCTAGAGAGTGTTGTATAGATAGCACAGTATCTTGTCAGTGTAAGTCCGATGCAGAGTGTATAGAGGTTTTGAAAAGGTATGCTAAAGTTGTCTATTGTAATGATGATAGATGTTTGTTTAATGTAAGCTTACCCTTTGAGTATTTTGTGAATCGTGGTAGAAATCACAAACCCTTTGCAGACGATTCTTTTCATGGTGTATGTGGTCGGGCTGATATCGGACTTAGAATGAAAGAAATTCAAGGTCAACACGTTACTCATAAAAATGTTATTTGCACTGTTCGTAGTGATAAAGAGTATAAAGGACATATGGATTTTTCTAGGCTTTTGCAATCTGACGGTACTCCATATGGTGGAACAATACCGGGGCCAGTTGACCCAGGTTCTGCCTTTGGAGTTAGGTAATGGTTTATGAGGTCACAAACATCTACTGAAGATGAGCGTAAAAGAGCGTTAGAATTGTATTTGGAAGGGAGTAAATCCTTTCCTAAAATGGCTGATATTCTCAGTGATGAGTTTGGTAGAGATGTAAGTGTTAACGCTCTTTATGCTTGGAAACGTAAATATGATTGGGAAGACCTGAAAGCTAGACAACAGATTGTTGTTGTTCAGAAATTGTCTAAAATGGATGAGGATGAACTAGTAACTGACCAGAAAAGACAACTGGATAGTTACAAATATCTGTCTGATAAAGGGCGTTCTGCTTTAGATACATTGCAGTTTGGTGATGCAATGGAAGCCACCAGAGCGATGGATATAGGGATTCAGGGGGAGCGAAAGGTTCGTGGTGGTCTAATCAATTTGGAATTCGTGCAAGAATGTATGTCAATCATTCTTAATCATATTGATGATGAATCTGTATTGAAGAACTTAGCTGGTGATTTTCGGAAACTGTTAGTGAAGTATAAAGACACATAAATAATCTATTGAGAGTGTTATGCCACGAACTTATAAAAAGAAAACGGAAAAATTAGTTTCATTTGAAGACGGTTTACAAGAGATTATAGATACTCTCGATGATAGACACTCGATTAACACGGGTTCATTTTGGGAATTTACACGAGATATTTGGAGCCAAGGATACGAACATAAACATTATTTTGATGCGTGGCATGTCGGAGTTATTTGTGATGATGTAGATAGGGCGATAGCAGAAGGCAAGGGTTATGTGGCTGTACTTCCAAGAGGTCATTTGAAATCGACTATATTGGGGTACTCTTTTTGTGTATGGCTTATTTTGAATTCTTCACAAGACACATCTATTCTTTATCTTTCTTATAGTGATGGTATGTCTCGATATCATATTTCTGAGATGAATCGTCATATACGTAGAAATCCCCAATTAATGGACTGGATGACTGACCGTTCTCCTAATGCTGATTATTCATTTAGATATATGGTTAATGGGTTTCGTGCTGAAGTCGCACATGGAGGTCTTTTTTCGTTTAAACGGGGTATGCATTTGAATGGTGCGTTGATTTGTGATGACCTGATGCGTGACCCTGAAAACCCCCTGAATATTTCTAGTCTCGCTAAAATTGAAGAGTGGTTCTATACTGAAACTCTTTACATACCTAATCGTGGGGTTCCGGTTATTGTATTAGGTACTCCTATGTTGCCGGGAGACTTGCTCTTTAAATTACAGGGAGATGAACGATTCTTTTCACGAGTTCTCCCAGCTTTAGACCCAGTTCCCGATAGAAGAGTATTGATGCCAGAATTGTACACTGAAGCGGAACTTTTACATCAGAAGCAGATTAGACCTAAATCCTTTGCGTCTGAAATGATGCTCACTCCTTATTTAAGTACTGAAAGTTACTTGAATGACGAAGATATTAGTAAGTGTGAAAATGTTAAATTAGAATCGTTAAATCCTTATACTAAACATGATATAGACGCTGATTTTGTATTTGCTGGATTTGACGTTGGGAAAAAGAGACACCCCTCTCATATAGCTATATTTAAAATCAAGGATAAGATTATTACTCAAATACATCAGCAATTTTTGGATAGTTGGGATTATACTGAACAGATTGCACATTTGAATTTGATTTCTGAGAATTTTGATTTGGATAAAGCATACGTAGATAATTCTAGAGGGGAGTTAGAAGAGCGTGGGTTGAATTCTATTTGGAATCCAATGACCTTTACGTTGAAGCAAAAACGTAGGATGGCACAAGTTTTTGAAGAGTATGTGAATTCTGGTAGGCTTCAATTAATATCTGATGAAAGACAAAAATCACAGATAACATGCGTCAATAATGACCTTAAAGCACCCGCAACACCATTAGGACATGGAGACTCTTTCTTTTCGATTGCGATGGCTTTACTCGCTTGTTATGAACAAGAAAACTCTTCTACAACATTGATTGGGGATATGAATGATTTCACTCCTAAACGGAATGAAAATTCACTTGAACCCAGGTTTGATGAGGGGTATAATAGTGAAGCTAATGAAGAAGTGTGTCCCGATTGTGGTAGCAAGAATGCTTGGATATCTGCGAATTCGTTATGTTTAACCTGTTATGCTAATTCCCTTTCGTTAAAAGGCGCATCTAGGTTAGGGGAAACTAACGAAGAGAAGACGAATTCTCCCCTCTGATTAGATTACCTGTATTATATTTTTGAGGTTTATACAATGGAAAACTTGGCATTATCTTATGATTCCCCTGTGACTTCCAATGGAATGCATATTTTAGAGAGTCGATATTTTTTAAAGAACCCCGATGGTTCGTTGAAGGAACATACACCAGATGAATTATTTACACGGGTAGCGTTTGCTGTCTCTAAGGCTGAAGAAGATTCTGAGTATTGGGGAAATCGCTATAGAGAAGAGTTATTGATGCCCCTTATTTTCTTACCTAATTCTCCAGTTCTAATGAACATGGGAACAGGTGCTGGAACAGGTAGTGCTTGTTATGTTGTGAACCTTGAAGACAGTATGTCTAGTATAATGCAAACAGCCTATGATGCTGCCATGATTGAAAAATATGGCGGTGGGATAGGCTTTTCTCTTTCTGATATTCGTCCTAAAGGATTCCCTATAACGACTACTCATGGGAAAGCATGTGGCCCTGTTGCTGTTTTGCGTATGCTTTCTGAGGTTGGAACAATGATTACGCAGGGTGGGAAAAGGGATGGCGCACACATGGGAGTGCTTGAAGTTTATTCCCCTGACATTGAAGAGTTCATTGGTTGCAAAACTACTGAGGGTAAAATCCATAATTTCAATATCTCTGTAGGTGTAGATATGAATTTTATGGATGCTGTTAAAGAAGACGAATATACCCATCTGACTTGGCCTATGTGTCGGGAACGGCATCCTATAAAGACCTCTGAAAATGGTATGGGTCAAGCGATGGATTGGGATACGTGCGGTAGGATAGAAGGAAAGTTGATTCGTGCTAGGGAATTGTTCTCAAAAATCATTCATGGAGCATGGTTAAATGGGGAACCTGGCGTGGTTTGGCTTGACCGTATGAATGCTGATAACACAACTCCCGAATTAGGGACTATTAAGGCCACTAATCCATGTGGAGAACAACCTCTTCTATCGTCTGAGTCCTGTAATTTGGGAAGCATAGACCTTTCTAAATTAGTGGTGGATGGTGAGTTTGATTTTGACCGCTACAGAGAGATTATTCGTTTAGCTACTCGATTCTTAGATAATGTCATTGATGTAAATACCCATCCAACCCATGATACGGCTGAGATGAATAAGAAGACCAGAAAAATAGGTTTGGGTGTAATGGGTTTTGCAGACATGCTCATTAAATTAGATGTAGCTTATGATAGTGATGAAGCACTTTCTTGGGCTATAAATTTAGGTTCTACTTTAGAGGTGGAGTCGGATTATGTTTCATCTGAGTTAGGGGCAGAGAAAGGTGATTTCCCCGCTTTTGCCGAAAGTACGTTAAATGTTAAGAACGGTGGTGAATGGGAACACATGCGTAATGCATGGCGTAGGTCTATTGCACCTACGGGAACCATTTCGATGATAGCGAATTGTTCTTCTGGTATTGAGCCACTTTTTGATTTGGCTTTTAAAAAGCACAATATGTCTGCTGCTCTTGAGGGAGTTGAACTTTATTATATACATGAGGACTTGAAGAATCGTGTTGCCCCTTTATTCAATACCAATGGAAATTCAATAGAAAAATATATATCTGAAGGTCATGACGTTAAAGATTTGCTCTCTGATTCTCATGAGAGGAGTTTATTTGTTACGTCTGGGGATGTTGATTATAAATGGCATATTCGTATTCAAGCGCACTGGCAATATTATATCGATTCGGGAGTAAGTAAAACCATCAATCTCCCAAATAGTGCTACAGAGCAAGATGTTTGGGATTCCTATATGTTGGCCTATGAAGAGGGATGTAAGGGGATTACTGTTTATCGTGCCGGGAGCAGAGAGAGGGAGGTATTGGTTTCTTCTACCAGTGATAATAATGGGGCATCTACTCGTAATGATGTATTAGTTCGGCCTGAGTCTGTACAGGGAGTAACGTCTAGAATCACTACTGGACACGGGAAACTTTTTATGACCTTGAATTCTAATAATGGAAGCCCCTTTGAAATATTTTCTCAGATAGGGAAATCTGGTCAGTGTGATGCAGCCTATTTAGAGGCTATTTCACGGCTAGTTTCATTATGTTTGAGGAACAACATTATGCCTGAGACAATCCATCAACAATTGAATGGTATTGTTTGTTGTCCTGTGTGGAGTGAGGGAATTCAAGTCCATTCTGTTCCTGATGCTATTGCACTGGGATTGAAAACTCATTTTATTGATAGTCATGCTGGTGTGTCTAGTTCTGATAAGGGTAAGTTCGGGGCTGGTGGAGTATGTCCAGAATGTGGTAGCAATACTGCTTATCAAGAAGGTTGTGTTACATGCACTTCTTGTGGGTGGTCTAAATGTAGATAGTTGTTAAACTGTATGTTAGAATATCCAATTATAGTGTTAAGGATAGGGAAGCAAAGATGTTAGGAAGTTCATTACGTCAATTTGATAAGCAATATGTTTGCTCACGGGATGATAAAGGGACTTGGAGAATTGTAGACCTTTGGCATAAAGAACTTGAGGGTGTGAATTTAGAGGATGATATACCTGATACTCATCCAGCCATTAAGATTTTAACGGAGGGCGAATTTCTTGAGTTGATTAATGAATCTAAAAGATTGGGTATGATGCAGAAACTGGAAGAGTCCGGTGAGTTTTCTATTTCCTCAGATGCATATGATTTAGTTTGTGCGGAACGTGATAATCTCAAGATGGAATTAGAAAATGGTACTACTGGTACTACTGGTACTGGTACTACTGGTACTGCTGGTACTGGTACTACTGGTACTAAGGTTAGGCTGGGAGTAGCTATTGAAGGGTCAGAATCGTTTCAACTTGCCAATAAAAAATTGGATACCTTGTTAAAATTGTCGAGTCTTGGAACTCTAAATGAGGATTTAACTAAGGCTGTTTTATTGCTAGGTGGAAATAGTGAGTTAAGTTCTGCTGATGA